TGTTCCTCGTAGATTATCTTTATCAGGAACTCCATTGAATGAAGCAATCGTTGCACTACATCAAATTATTCCACAGTTCCAGAAAGATAATAAAGTTCAGAAAGTTCAATGTGTGATACTAACTGATGGTGAATCAGGTTCAATACCTTACAATCACACTGTAGAACGTCACTGGGAAGATCAACCATATATGGGCACTCGTAGCCCTGATTATGGTAGTGTATTCTTGCGTGATCGTAAACTTGGTAAGACATACCTATTCAAGTATGGTTATCATCATTTCACAAACTCTTTACTAGAGAATCTAAAGGATAAATTCCCATCTGTAAACCTTGTTGGTATCAGACTTGTTCCTAGTAGAGATGGAATGCACTTTGCTAGAATGTATGTTGAACCAGAGTCTAAAGAGATGCATAAGATTCAAAATGATTGGAAGAAGTCTAAGAGTTTTACAATCAAAACATCTGGCTATGATGCATACTTTGGGTTATCTTCTAATACTTTATCAGGTGATGATGAGTTTACTGTTAAGGAAGATGCAACAAAAGCAGACATCAAAAGGGCATTTGCCAAGTCACTCAAAGTAAAAAAACTAAATAAGAGAGTATTGAGTGAATTTATCGAATTAGTAGCATAGGAGGTATGTATGAGTGGAGATGTAGGATTACAAGATGAACCAATTCTTTTTTATGATGAAGAGATGACAGTATCAAAACTGATTGTCTTGAAACATAAAGGAGTTGAGTTTGATATGTATAACAAAGTAATGAAGAAAATAAATAAGAAAAAATGATTATTTTCTCTTTCATACTTTCGTTATTTGCAAATCACTTACCAGTGATGTATGTTCAAGTGCCTCAATGGGCAGATGATTGGGCAGTATGTGCAGTAGATATACCTGATGCAAAATGTCATTGGTATGTCATGGCTCCAGACAATACATTTGGTGAAGGATTTGATTGGGAAAGTGCACCTTGGTTTGATGCCAATGGATTAAATGATGTAGCACCAATGCAAGCATCAACAGTAGTAGAAAAATTACAAAAACAATGAAGACATTCAAAGAGTTTATGCAAGAGAGTAGTCTCTCTAGAATACAAAGTAAGGCCAAAAAAGGTATTGCTGTGATGTCTGCATCTAGAGGTGACAAATCTGCAAAAGAAAATAGAGCAAGAGGAAAACAATTAGATAAGGATATTCGTGGTAGATTTGGTAGAGGTGCTACCAAAGTAACTGGTTCATATCTGGAGAAGGGTGATGATGGTAAAGAGAGAAGAGTGAAAGAGAAAAGTCATGTAATAGATCGTGGTAAGATGGGTAAAAGAAAGTTTAAGAAAGCAGTTAAGAAACTAGGTAAGAAGTATGGTCAGGATTCTGTATTGACACAAACTAAAAAAACTGCTACACTATCAGCAACAAGAAAAGGTGGGTTAGGTAAATCAAAAGGAATAAATGTGGGTAGGTTCAAACCACAGGGTAAAAACCCAGAAGGCCAATCACAAATTAAAGGAAAGACTTTTGCATATGGATAAGAAACCTTACGATGACTCCAACTGGAGAGAAGATTACAAACAGTATACAAGTAACAAACGTCATCTTGAACTGTTAGAGAATGGCCCTAAACAGTTATCTCAGGCATGGGTATTGCAAGCATTACATAATGAATGGAAAAAGATAAAAGGATATGATAAACTAGACCCAAAAGAAAATGAGGGTCAATTACAATCTTCGTTTAAAGATTGGGAGGCCAATATAAAAAGTTGCACATAAGATGTTTCTTGTTGCACTATATGGATTACAATAGCCATATAGAAACAAATACATTATGACTGCTCCATTTGAATTAAAAATGACTGAACAAGAAGCATTTGACGGATTGAAGAAACAGTTCGGCACTGAGTTCACAACACCAGAGGTTCGTGCATTCTGTGCTATGAACGACATTGCTTATGCTACTGTCACTCGCAAGATTGCACAATACAAAGTTGGTAAAGGTAAGTGGAATCTTACAGTTACTCAAAAAGTTGTAGACAAAATAGAAAACTCCTATAGTGCTCCATCAGTGGAACCTGCAACACCAAGAAACCTTATTCCTACTACAGATGATACTTTCGTCAAGTTTGGTTCGTTCAACGACCTTAAAAAGATTATTAGTTCTAAGTTATTTTATCCTACTTTCATTACTGGTTTATCAGGCAATGGTAAAACCTTTGGTGTAGAGCAAGCATGTGCTCAACTTAAGAGAGAACTTATTCGTGTAAACATTACTATTGAAACTGATGAAGATGATCTTATTGGCGGTTTCCGTCTTGTTAATGGTGAGACCGTATGGCACAATGGCCCAGTCATTGAAGCACTCGAACGAGGTGCAATCTTGCTCCTTGACGAGATCGACCTTGCATCCAACAAGATCCTCTGCCTTCAATCAATCCTTGAAGGAAATGGTGTATTCCTTAAAAAGATTGGCCGATTTGTTAGACCCGCCAGAGGATTCAACATATTCGCCACCGCAAATACTAAAGGTAAAGGTTCAGACGACGGAAGATTTATTGGAACTAACGTGCTCAACGAAGCCTTCCTCGAAAGATTCCCAGTAACCTTTGAACAGGATTATCCATCACCTGTTATTGAACAGAAGATTCTAAAGAATGTTGGTTGCGAATTGACATTTGCTGAAAATCTGGTAAAATGGGCAGGAGTGATAAGGAAAACATTCTTCGATGGAGGAGTGGATGAAGTTATCACAACACGTCGTCTTGTACATATCGCACAAGCATACAGCATATTTGGTGACCGCCTTGTTGCTATCACTAATTGTGTAAACAGATTTGATGATGATACTAAACAATCATTCTTAGATCTTTACACTAAAGTTGATGCTGGTGAAGAAACTACCGAAGGAGAAATTTAATGCACGGAGATCTAGAACCAGAAGAACATCATTGGGGTGATGACTCATATCATGTCAATGATCTCTGGGAAGACATGGACCGCCTCAACGCTTTGTATGAGGAAATGATGTGGCCACATGATGATGTGTTAGAATTTATACCCGATCATGCAAATGATCGGATTATTATTCAGAACAAGTCTAGAAAAGGTTTATGAAGTACAATGAAAATGAGATCTTGAAAGAGGTCTCAGACTATATTAGTCAAACTTACAGGGGTCACTACTCCTCAAACAATGTTCAGACATTGGACTTGATTGATTCAGTAGGTGACGCAGAGGCATTCTGTAGGTCTAACATATTGAAATATGCCTCAAGGTATGATAGAAAGGGTACAGCACGTAAGGACATCGTTAAGATTATCCACTATGCTGTACTCCTTCTACATTTTAACGATAAGACTGCTGCAGCAAATGCTCTCCAGTCTACATCCACCCCTTTCTCCGTTGATTATGACAAGTAAATGACAGTAATTACCAAACCAACAATTGAAGTCCTTAAGAACTTTTGTTCTATCAACAAATCTATTGTTATTAAACCTGGCAATCAAATTGCTACGCTTAGTATTAATAAGAATATACTTGCTATTGCTGATGTTGAAGAGCAGTTTGAATCCCAAATTTCTATCTATGATCTGGGAGTATTCCTTGGAGGTCTATCTTTATTTGATCAACCAAAGATCGATACTACAGATTCAAATTATGTCACTGTAAGTGATCAGCGTGGTAAGTCTAAGACTCGTTTCTTTTATGCTGACCCTGATATAATTACACAACCTCCAGAGAAAGAGATTACCATTCCTTCTGTGGATGTTAAGTTCCGTCTTGAGGCAGGTGTTTTGCAGCAACTACAACGTGCTGCTATGGTATATCAATTACCAGACCTATGTCTTTATGGAGATGGTACTGAGATGAGTCTATGTGTAACTGATAAGAAGAATGATACTTCTAATAGTTACTCAGTTCAGGTTGGTGCTAGTGATGATGAGTTCTGTTATTGTTTCAAAGTTGAGAATTTGAAACTTCTTGCTGGAGATTATAATGTAACTATTAGTAAGCAGAATGTTGCCCTCTTCCAAGGTAGTGGCATTAAATACTTTATTGCACTGGAACCTAATGCCTAATGATTTTTTATGGGTAGAGAAGTATCGTCCTAAAGTAATTGAGGATTGTATACTTCCTACAGATGTGAAGAGTACCTTTAAGGGTTTTGTAGATCAGGGTGAGATTCCCAATCTATTACTTTCTGGTACTGCTGGTGTAGGCAAGACAACCATTGCTAAAGCACTATGTAACGAATTAGGGGTAGATAGTTATGTCATTAATGGGTCTGATGAGGGTAGATTCTTGGACACTGTACGCAATCAGGCAAAATCCTTTGCTGCTACTGTTTCTCTTACATCTACATCTCGTCATAAAGTTCTCATTATTGATGAAGCAGACAATACGACGGCGGATGTTCAACTACTCCTCAGGGCATCGATTGAAGAGTTTCAAAAGAACTGCAGGTTCATATTCACGTGTAACTTTAAGAATAAAATCATAGAACCATTACATAGTAGAACAACAGTAATAGATTTCAATGTCCGTGGAAAAACTAAACAAACTCTGGCGGCAGAGTTCTTTGAAAGATGCAGAGATATCTTGTCCAGAGAGAAAGTACGGTTCAATGACAAAGTGGTTGCCACAGTTGTCCAAAAGTACTTCCCAGATTTCAGAAGAACAATCAATGAACTCCAAAGATATAGTTCAACAGGTTCTATCGATACTGGAATCCTCGCAGCGTTAGGTGATGCTAAGATCGATTCTCTTACAGAGTATCTAAAGAATAAGAAGTTTAATGATGTTAAGAAGTGGGTTACTCAGAATTTAGATAGTGACCCTACTGCTATAATGAGGAAACTATATGACAGTCTTTCTACTATTATGGAAGGACCAAGTGTTGCTGCTGCTGTACTTATTATTGCAGAGTATCAATACAAGTCTGCTTTTGTGGTAGACCAAGAGATTAATCTCTTAGCATGTTTAACACAGATTATGTTGGAGTGTGATTTCAAATGATTGATGATGATGTGAAAATCACTATCAACCTTAACAAGTTGGTAGAAGCAAGAGCAAAACTCCAAAGTCAATATGGAGATTACTCTAGTAAGATAAGCAAGGGTGAGTACCTTGATGAGAATGATATTGATAGAATTGCATCTGGATTAAGAGATACTCTAACATGGGATACATTGTACTATATGATTGATGATGCCATCTTAGAATATCTGGGTGTAAAGGAAACTCATTACGGTGAGACTGCTGGTAATGAACCTGCTGCTACCTATGAGAAGAATAGACAACAGTTTAAGATGGTTAAATTAGAGTCACCTTCTTGGACTATTGAAGTACCAGTACGTAAAAAGAAATAATGAAAATAGCAATAATAACTGATCAGCATTTTGGTGCAAGAAAGTCTAGTAGGATATTTCATGACTTCTTTAAGAAGTTTTATCGAAATGTATTCTTCCCTACCCTAAAAAAACGTGGCATCACAACTGTCTTAGATCTAGGAGATACATTTGATAATCGTAGAAACTTAGATATATGGGCAGCACAGTGGGCAACCCATAATTATTTTGATGTACTAAAGGACATGGGAGTACAAGTTCATGCCTTAGTAGGAAACCACACAGCATATTTTAAGAATACTAATCTAGTAAACACTCTCGTGACTACAGTTGGAGAGTATGATAACGTAACAATATACACTAAAGCAACTGAGGTAAAGATAGGTGGACTACCTATTCTATTCATACCTTGGATCAATGAAGAAAATCATGATGAAACATATGATCTGATAGGGAAGAGTAAGTGTCCAGTAGCAATGGGACACCTAGAACTCAATGGATTTGAAGCACACAGAGGTTACATCATGGATCATGGTGCTGCTACTTCTCCCTATAGGAAGTTTGACAAGGTATACTCAGGTCATTATCATCAAAGAAGTACGAGAGAGAACATAACATACCTAGGTAATCCTTATCAAATCTATTGGAATGACTATAATTGTAAACGTGGGTTCCATATATTTGATACTGAAACTCAGCAATTGGAGTTTATACCGAACCCATATACCATCTATGAGAAAATATACTACAATGAAGATCAGTTAAATAGTAGTAAGTTTAAGTATACAGATTACACAAACAATTTCATCAAGATCATAGTAGAAAAGAAAAAGGACACAGACAAATTTGAGTTCTTTATATCACAACTCTATGCTGCTGGTGTACATGAGATCAAAGTCATTGAGGATCCATCCTTTGAACAAGACTTGAGTGAGGAAATTGATATTGAGAAAGAGGACACACTAACCATTCTTGAAAGATATGTTGATGAAATAGAATACAAAGATAAACCTGCACTTAAATCTATTCTTAAAACCCTATATGTGGAAGCACTGGAGATAGTATGATGTACATTATTGCCATGAAAGGTAAAGAAAGAGAGGGTGCGTATGCTGTAAAAGGTGACAAATCTGATAAGATGGTTTACATGTTCCTTGACAAAGACGACGCTTTACGCTATGCTGGACTCCTGGAAGCTGATGACTTTCCAGATATGTCGGTGGTAGAGGTGGATGATCGTGAGATTATTCAAGCTTGTGTCACTAGCGGTAACGAATATTATGTTGTCACTCCTGATGATATAGTAGTGCCCCCTAGGGAATAATTTTTGTCTGAATGATTATTTTTAAAACTGTTCGTTGGAAGAACTTTCTTTCAACTGGTAATGCCTTTAGTGAAATACAGTTAGATGCAAGTCCTGCTACTCTGATAGTTGGATCAAATGGTGCAGGTAAATCCACATTCTTGGATGCTATCTGTTTCGGTTTATTCAATAAACCTTTTCGTAAGATAACCAAAGCACAATTAGTGAATGCGGTTAACGAAAAGGATCTGCTCGTTGAGATTGAATTTAGTATTGGTTCTCGTGACTATATGATACGACGTGGATTTAAACCTACGTTGTTTGAAATTTATCTTAATGGTTCAATGCTTTCCCAAGAAGCAGCTATGAATGAGCAGCAAAAACATCTGGAGCAAAGCATACTGAGGTTGAATTATAAATCATTTACTCAGGTGGTGATCTTAGGATCATCATGCTTCGTTCCATTCATGCAACTTAGCCCCCCTAATCGTAGAGAGGTGATCGAAGATCTCCTAGATATTCGTATCTTCTCTACCATGAATACTTTACTTAGAGACAAGGTAAAGTCAGTTAAAGAAACTCTCAGAGAATGTGAGTATCAAGTTGACCTTGCTAAGAACAAGGTTGAGATGCAACAAAACCTTATTGCTAATTTACAGGAGCAATCAAATGCAAATACCTCCAGACGAAAAAGAGAGATCAAAGATCTTGAAGGAGAAATCTCTAGCACAATGGATGCAGTTACAAAGGGATTGGGAGAACTCTCGTCTAAAGAAAAAAGTTTAGAAGCATATGGTGACTTAGATAAGGAGCAGACAGAACTCCTAGTATATCAAGACAGATTTAAAACTAAGAAGAAATCTTTTAATAAGGAATATAAGTTCTTTGATAAGAATGATAACTGTCCCACATGTCACCAAGCAATCACAGAAGAATTAAAGAACGATAAGAAGAAAGTTATAAACGTCTCACTAAAAGAATTAGATGATGCATCAGTAGCACTACAGCAAAAACTTGATATCCTACTAGAAAAAATTGCTCAGAGACAAATTATAAACAATGAAGTCAGAGAAATTAATGACAGAATCAGTTCTTACAATAAAGAAATTCAATGGAAGAAGAAACAAATACAAGATATAGAAGAGAAAATTAATACAGGTACGGTTGTCTCTCTAAAAAAAGAGAAAGAAAGATTGAAAGAGATGGCCAAGGATGGAATAGTTGTAGAGGAATCCCTACTTGACACTAAGAAACAAAGGGACGACTACGATGTTGTTTCTAATATGCTCAGGGATACTGGTATTAAATCAGTTATCATTAAGAAGTATCTTCCAGTTATGAACCAGTTGGTTAACAGATACCTTAAGGAACTAGACTTCTATGTGTCATTTGATCTCAATGAAAATTTTGAGGAGACTATTAAGTCTAGGTTCAGAGATGAGTTTACTTATTCTTCTTTCTCCGAAGGAGAGAAGATGAGGATTGACCTTGCTCTCTTATTCACTTGGAGAACTATTGCTAAGATGAAGAATAGTGCTAATACTAATCTTCTAATCTTAGATGAGATCTTCGACAGTTCATTAGATGGTCAAGGTACAGATGACTTTCTTAAAATACTACATACAGTATCGGACAACACTAATGTTTTTGTAATCTCTCATAAAACAGAATCATTACAAGACAAATTTGCTTCAACTCTACAGGTTGAAAAGAAACAAAACTTCTCAGTAATTTCAAAGGAAGAGTAACATGACAACTTACAACGACGTTCCTCATGGAGGAAAATCATTCCATGGCACAAGTACATCTCAAGGTGCAGTAGATGGTAAATATATTGTTGACGGTGCAGAAGAGAAACAAACTTCTTGGTCTGTCAATAACGTTCCTAACGTGACAGTACCAACACCAGGAGAACCTGAGTTTACTGGTGACATAACCATTAATACAACTGGCACAGGTTATCACGATCATGCTGAAATCTTTGCTAGACTAGATGCAATTGATGCAAAACTAGATCATCTTCTACAACATGCTCATCAAGAGTACACTCTAATCCCTAAGAAAAATGAAGGTACCTAACTGGCAGCATCATTCCAAGAAGGAACAGAAACGCCACCTCAAACCACAAGCATTGCGTCAAGCAAGGAAGCGACGCAACCAGTTGACAAAGTGTCTACTCAACCGTCCCAAGGGGCGGTTTTTTGCTATCATAGGTATATACAAAACAAAACTGAAATGAACATCGTTAAAGAATCACTCGCTAAACTCCTTGCTCAAGAGGACTTGATTGTTGAAACTAGAAATGTAGAATCTGCACAGTTCAATGTCGAGACTAGAGTTCTAACTCTACCTAACTGGAAGCATACTTCTACAGAAGTTGTTGATTCTCTTATCGCTCATGAGGTAGGTCATGCACTATACACTCCTAACGAGTGGGACTTTCTTGATGAGGTTCCTATTGCTTTTGTAAACGTAACAGAAGATATTCGTATTGAGAAATTAATGAAGCGTAGATACGAAGGTATTGCTAAGACATTCTACAAAGGTTACAAGAAACTTGAGGAAGAGGACTTCTGCAATATTAAAGGTAGCGGTGTAGATGTTGGTACATTATCATTACAGGACAAATTAAATATACATTACAAGATTGGTAACTTCGTTAAAGTTCCATTCAATGTTGAGGAGAGACCATTCCTTGCTAAGTGTGATGCACTAGAAACATTTGAAGATGCAGTTAATCTTGCTAAGGAATTACTTGCATACTCTAAGGAGCAGTTTGAAAAACTACAAGAGATGAATGCTAAGGAAGAGGAAGGACTTGGCACAGTTGACAAACAAGAAGAGGGTCAAGGTCAATCTCCAATCCCAGATTTTCCAGAGGGTGAAGATCTATCAGAAGGTAAGAGTAATGAAAAGTCAGAACCACAACCATCACAACCAAAGGCAGAAGATACTCCAAAAGAGAATGGTGGAAGAGAAGCAGGTAGAAATACAGATGAACCACAAGAGTTCAACCCAACTGTAGAAACAATGGATGCTCTTAATCAGGCACTTCAAAATCTTGTTGATACTGATGGTCAAGAGTTTGATTACATCGAGTTGCCTAAGACTATACCTAGTAAGCATTTCGTATCTAACAAAGAAGTTAGCGATCTAATGGATGCATTCTACACATCAAAAGAGAACCTTAGATATGAGAAAGAGTTTGCTGATGAGTATGACCTAGCAATGTCAAGAGAGTATACTAAAAACATTGATACTGCTGATCAAGATTTTATCAAGTGGAAGATCTCTGCTAACAAAGAAGTTAATTACATGGTCAAAGAGTTTGAGATGAAGAAGTCAGCAGACAGTTATGCTCGTCAGACTATCTCTAAAACTGGTGTTCTTGATACTGGTAAGTTACACACATACAAGTACAATGATGATATCTTCAGAAAGGTAACTACTGTTCCTGATGGTAAGAATCACGGTCTAATCTTCAACGTTGATTGGTCTGGTTCTATGTCTAATTGTATTCTTGATACAATGAAGCAAGTGTTCACTCTAGTATCATTCTGTCGTAAAGTTGGTATTGCATACGATGTATATCTTTTCTCTGACAACTATGAAAAAGATCAACACGCTTATGGAGGTAGAGAAGATATTAGTTTAGATGGTAAACTAATCTTACGTGACTTCCGTATGCTCAACGTACTTACAAGTACTAGCAACAACAGAACTCATGACAGACAGATCAAGAACCTATTCCGTCTTGCAGGTTCATTCAGAAGTTATAACAGTTGCGGTGTACCTCACAAAATGAACTTAGGTGGCACTCCATTAAATGAAGCAACTATTGCTCTAAACCACATCATCCCTGACTTCAAGAAGAGAACTGGTTCTCAGAAAGTTCACGTTATCAATCTAACTGATGGCGAGGGTTACTCAGTAAGATATGGTAAGAAGGTTACTTCTCAATATGATGGATCATCATATGTTAACAGTAGAGATTGCAATCCACTTTCTATATTACGTGATCGTCAAACTGGTAAGCAATACAAATTCAATGCTGACAGATACAATCAGACAGATACATTTGTATACCAACTACGTGACAGATTTCCTGAGTGTGAGATCATGAACATCCGTCTTGTTACAGGTAACGATTGGTACAGGTTCAAGCGTCAGTGCTTAGGTTATGAGTATGACGGTAACATAGAAGTAAATTCTTCATGGGCAGATGCAGACAGAGAGTGGAAGAAGACTAGATCTTTCATATGCTTATCTTCTGCATACACTGTACAGTATGCTCTAGCGATATCTTCACTTAATGCTGATGACACATTCGAGGTTAAAGAAGATGCTAAGAAGGCAGACATCAAGAGAGCATTCACTAAGTCTCTTAAGGGTAAGAAAATGAACAAGAAAATCTTATCTTCATTCATCGAAAGGATAGCGTAATTGTTACGCTTCCTTAACATGCTTGACATTTAAAATTTAATGTGTTATAACTATACTCAGCACTGTCAGAAATGGTAGTCGTTGTTCTGAAAAGGATGACATGTAAATTTAATCGGAGATAGCTTATGTCTATTAACATGGGTGAGTTACGTATGCTCACTGATATCGCTAATGATCCTTCATTGGCAGAAGTACGTAAAAAGTTTAAAACAGGTATTGCTAAAGATAGGAACGGTAACGTAAAGCAAAAACTGAAACGAGGTTGTAGAAGATCATCAGAGTTTGCCATTCCAGCATCAATACAAAGGAAGGTAAGTGGTAACGCAATAATATCTTACAAACAATTCGATCCTCAACTGGCAACAGTTGTTGTTGTATCCGTCCGTCCTGAGAAATTAGGAGGGGCGGTTGTTGATATTGATGGTCAACATACTGGTCTTATGGGCATCTACTCTGGAGAAGATCCTGAGTTGGATACACTAGAATTACATCATGATCCTAATGCATCTATAGAAGATGTGATGGAGCAAGAAGCAATCTTATTCAAGAAGTTGAATACAGAGCGTAAGAACCCATCTAAACTTGATGTGATTCGTGTTGATATCTTCTTAGGTAAAGAGGAAGCAGTACGTTTTGAAACAGTTCTCAAGGCATGTGGAATACAGATTGATGGACTTGGTGATCCAGATGGTGATATCCTTAGCACCAAAACTGGTTCACGTATCATCAAAACTGTAGAACAGTATGGTGAGCATTACAGTGGATGTATCGTTGCTGCATGTAACCTTATCAGACAACACTGGGCAGATCCTATAACTGGAAGAGTAAATGATATGAGAGACGATCTCATTCATGGTCTTACAACTTTCCTTGCTATGATTAAGTATGCAGGTAAAGTAAAAGGTTGTTCATCAAATGGTCTTGATGAAAAGAAAGAGTTTGTTACCAGTTGGTTAAACACACATATGGGATCAACCTCCATGAGAAAATACTATCACAATTCTGGTGGTGGTAATACACACTTTAAGATTGCTCACACATTACTTGATGAGTATAATTGGTGGGTCTCAATGAATTCAAAAAAGATGACTATTGCTCATGATTACTTCCATAAGCATGGTGTTCTAGATCCTAGCATTATGATAAAGACACATGATGAGTATGGAAACAAGCTAGCTTCTTTACCATCATTTCCTGCAGATATCAAGAAAAAGTAGACAGAAAAATTACTGTCACATACCCCCTTCACAGGGGGTATTTTTTTGGTATTATTAATACATACACAAATTGATTTCCTTTTTTTATTATGCCTTTCGAGAGAAAACTATCCGTCAACTTCGTTGACCAATTACGTGAGCAGTTCGGTAATGAGATAGATGCTTCACACGTTAAAAAATTTGCAACATCACAAGGTTGTGCATATCCTACAGTTGCACGTAAGTTAAAACAGTTCCAAGTGAAGAAGGGTTCATGGAACCTTACAATTTCTGAAGGCAGAGAGATACTTGAAAAAGCAATTGCAGCACCTACTGTATTGCCTTCAGTAGAGCGTAACTTAGTACCTGACACTGATACTAACTTCGTTCCATTTGGTAACTTCAGCGATGTCAAAAAAGTCATTGCTTCTAAGTTATTCTATCCTATGTTCATCACTGGTCTATCTGGTAATGGTAAGACATTCTCTGTAGAACAGGCATGTGCTAAAACAAACAGAGAACTCATCAGAGTAAACATCTCTATAGAAACAGATGAGGATGATCTCATCGGTGGTTTCAGACTTGTTGATGGCAACACAGTATGGCACAACGGTCCTGTAGTAGAAGCACTTGAAAGAGGTGCAGTTCTATTACTTGATGAGATTGACCTAGCATCTAACAAGATCCTATGCTTACAATCTATCCTTGAAGGTAAGGGTGTCTTCCTTAAGAAGATAGGTAAGTTTGTAAAACCTTCTCAAGGATTTACAGTTGTTGCAACTGCTAACACTAAAGGTAAAGGTTCTGACGATGGTAGGTTCGTAGGCACTAACGTTCTTAACGAAGCATTCCTAGAGAGATTCCCTGTTACTTTTGAACAGGCATACCCAACACCTGCTACAGAGCAGAAGATGCTTGACCTTTTATCTGAGGACAAGGAGTTCAACAAGAGACTTGTTGATTGGGCAGACATCATCCGTAGAACATTCTATGATGGTGGTGTAGATGAGATCATCTCTACTCGTAGACTTGTTCACATCGTCAAAGCATTCCAAATCTTTGGTAATCGTGCTAAGGCAATCACTACATGTATCTCTCGTTTTGACGAAGAAACAAAGCAAGCGTTTCAAGAACTTTACGACAAGGTTGACGCAGATGTTGACTTTGAGGTATAATGTGGTATGATTAATGCATGGAGTTTAGCGGGTTCTGTCATGGATGGAACCCTTGATGAGGATTATCCTATTATGTCAAAGTGTAAGTACGAAGAAGATCAAACACTAGAACTGGCAAAGAAGTACATTGAAAGTACATACTCTGCTCACTATACTAGTGAAGGATCAAACATCCAAACACTTGATCTCATCGAATCAATTGGAGACGCAGAAGCTTTCTGTAGATCTAATGCAATTAAGTATCTAAGCAGATACAACAAAAAAGGTCGTCCACAGGATGACATTCTAAAGGCGGTGCACTACTGTGTACTATTATATTATTTTAGTAAATGAAACTATCCAAAAGTACTCTTGATATCCTCAAGAATTTTTCTAACATCAATCAATCAATTTGTTTTAAGGAGGGTACAGAGTTATCAACTCTATCAATTCAGAAAAACATTCTGTCTCGTGCAGTAGTAGAAGAACAGTTTCCAAAGAATTTTGCTATCTATGATTTAAGTGAGTTCTTATCTGGACTTACTCTCTTTGAAGATCCTGAGTTTAGTTTTGATAATGATAACTATGTTATTATTAAAGACAAAAAGAATTCATCAAGATATTTCTTTGCTGATCCATCAACTATTGTCACTCCTCCTGAGAACAAAGTAGAACTTCCTAGTAAGGATGTATGCTTTACAGTTACATGGAAAGATCTTTCTAATGTTATTAAAGCAGCAGCAATCTATCAGATTGAAGATCTAGCAGTTGTTGGTGATGGCAACACCATTCAACTTGTTGTACGTGACAAGAAGAATGATACTTCTAACAGTTATGCTGTTGATGTAGGAATTACAAGTAAGAAATTCTCCTTTAATTTTAAAGTAGAAAATCTAAAATTGTTACCTGGTGATTATGGAGTTGTTATTAGTAAAGCAAACGCATCTCTTTTTAAAGATGTAAACAGAGACCTTGAGTATCTAATCGCATTGGAGCCTGATTCTAAGTATGAAGGATGATTTTCTCTGGGTCGAAAAGTATCGTCCAACACATATCGAGCATTGCATCTTACCAAAAGATATAAAGGATACATTCCAATCTTTTGTTAAGAAGGGGGAGGTTCCTAACCTACTCCTATGTGGTACTGCAGGTATTGGTAAGACTACGATTGCAAAAGCATTATGCAATGAGATAGGAGTTGATTCTTATATGATCAATGGATCAGATGAGGGTCGTTTTCTAGACACTGTACGTAATAGTGCTAAACAATTTGCATCTACTGTATCGTTGACCTCATCATCTAAGCATAAGGTCATCATTATAGATGAAGCAGATAACACCACACATGATGTGCAGTTGTTATTGCGTGCATCTATCGAAGAGTTTCAAAAGAATTGTAGGTTTAT